CCTACACTAGAGGGACACTTTAGAGGGCCGGCTTTAATCACCAACCCGATACTGACTATTAACTAACTCCTCAATCTGTTCGAGTTCTTCTTTATCACAACGCTTTAGATATGCACTACAAAGTGTTGCTAACAGATCAGGATCTCGACGGCAAAGATCATACAATTCTTCCTCAAGTAATTGGAGATTAGTCATTTTTTGATGAAGATAAGATTTGATCAGTGACATAAACTCAGCAAGATGCTGGCATGTATTCTTGAGGTTCAGTCAGGAAATCTGTCACCTCATAGTTAAGATCAAGACGAGCATTAACAGTTTCGATCATCTCTTTCTTTGACATCAATCGCATCGACTTGGTTTGCTCATCACCCATAAACTTGAGAGTATAAACAAACTTATTGGTGAGAATGTTGTGAGGGCGGAACTCAACAACCATTGCACGGGATTGACCTTGGGAAGTAAGTTGCATAGTGGGTTTGAAGTGCTTACACTAATAGGACACTTTAGAGGGCCGGCTTTAGTAACCTCTCCTCATTTGTTTCTCATACTGACGCCTTTCATAGTATTCTTCGAGATCATCAGGGGAGAGAATATCATCCCAATCACCATCACTTTCAACAGAAGAATAACGGCGTATAATGTCATCGGAAGTCCTTGCACATTTCGTCATAGGATGCACCTTGCGGGATTTGTTGGCAGAATCGTGATAGTTTGTCATCTTGCATTTTAGAAACAGAGTTAATAGCATTTATGCCAATGTTGGCACCAATGATGATAACAATAGCTGCTAGAAAGATTCTCATTGTTATCAACCTCCGTAGACTTCTTCTGCCATGGGAGTGTCACTCATGCGATCAAGATGATCCCACAAAGTATTCTTCTCACCGAACATTTCCTCGAAAAGATCAACATTCTGGCGATCATATTCTGAATTAACTGCCATGATCTCAGTCTCAATCCATGCGAGTTCCATACGCTTTTGATCAAGTTTTTTGCGGAGTTCGTACAACTTTTGGTTGCGTTCGGTGAGAGTCATTTTAGTTTCGTTCATACTATAGGGACACTTTAGAGGGCCGGCTTATGTGAACTTGGCATTGACGCTAATAACTGTTGCGGTAGGATTGCGTGCCAGTGCTGTTTTTTTGGCATCACTATGATTCCTGGCAATAACTTCTTCAGAGAAGACTTGACCAGCAATGTAAAGCTTAACTTCCCATTTCATAATTAAAATTTGCTAATGTGGCGATAATCAATAGATTTGATGCAGAATCCTGCTGCTGTGGTAATCTCTTCGATTAAATCATCCTCATCATCTGCTTCCCAGAATGTTCCGACATAATCATCATAAACATCCTGTTGCATTTGTGGTGATAACTCAAAGTTATCATCTTCAAAGTCAAATGTAATCTCAGTGACTTGAAATTGCATGATCAGAGATAAAGAAAGGAACCGTAGGGATCACAAACCTCAGAATTATCTGCCAACTGAGTGATCAGATAGCGGACACCTTTTGCAGGTGCTTTGTAACTGGCAGGTTTGTAACATTCACCAGAGTTCTTATCAACAAACATCCAGCAAGAACGCCCCCTAATTCTTCCTTCACTACCGACAAGATAAGACCAGATTTTGATATACTTTCGACCCTCTTCAATTTCGAGTTGAGTATAAACAGAACGACCAGATTCAATGGAATTAACTTTCCACTCATTGTTCAGCACTTCGATGAGTGCTTCAGTCAAGAATTGTGGTTTGGTTTGAGTAATGGTCATTGGTTGAGTGGTGTTCATACTATAGGGACACTTTAGAGGGCCGGCTCCCAACCCTTTGCCATGTTAAAATTTGCATGACTAAAACATTCACGATTCACGAGTTTATACATGCCAAAATTGTTGGTGCGAACATAACCTTCACCATCAACATTCCAGTCATCGATAAATGCCTCAGGACCATTGTTGCTGCAAGTGAACAACATATCATCCTTGATTGACTTGACAAGAGACCACAAACGCAGCACATTTACATCCATGTCATTATCATATGCAATGGCATCTTGTGTCAGGTCATCGATAACAATGCCTTCACGAATACAGGTGTTAAGTTGTTGCTTAACTCGCTTAGCTTTCTTGTCATCAATGAACTCACAAAGAGTGGACATCTGACGAGCAAATGCAACAATACCAGTCCAATCTTCGTCCAGTTGTTCACACTTAGGAGCAACAAATAAACAATGATCAGTGCTCTTAGGACACAGAATCATTGGCGATGCGATTGCATCACGAAGATCATTCTTTGCCACATAGATTGTATGAGGTGCAATGATAATATCCTCAGTGATTACATTGTCAAAAATGTAAGTAATGGTGTTAGGAGTATACATGACACCACCACCAGTGCCGATAAAATCACCCTGAAAGATACAATTAGTGTCAGGCAGATTGTCAAAGCAAGTATGAAGAATGTCTGCTACATTTCCACTATGGTTAGCATCAATGTCAGCATGAGATTCGTTGATCTTGATCTTTACTTTGTTGAACACACTTTTAGTACCAACAAAGAAATTACCAGTCGCAGGATTAGTGCCCCACACAATCGCAGGAGCACCATCCATTTTGAGAGAAAGATGACTCTCCTCAGTGAACCAATCCAAGACAGATAAGTCGCCCGTAAGAATAGTGTCTTCGGGGTGTTCTAGGTGGGTGTTCTTCATACTACAGGGACACTTTAGCGGGCCGGCTTTAAACAGGGAGTTTTGCAACTGACTTTCCTTTACTATGTTTTTCAATAAAGTTAATTGCCGATTGACGATTGCGGCACTCTTTGATAACACTGCCTCGATGTATGATTGCCAGTCTAGTATTGCTACCGATGATTGGCACAGCAGCATAACACAATGGATCAGAATATTTGCCCACCATAAATCCTTGCTCTACGGGTTTGGGATCAAGAATGTCGGTCTTTTGTTGTATTATTTTCATTTCCAATTCTCCATATATTCCTCCAAAGTGTAACCCTCACCTGTACTGGTTTCTTCTATCAACTGTTCCAATGTGTAGTCTTGAAGTTCTTCGCGGTATTCTTCAGTTGTAGGATCATTTTCGGGATCAAAATCATCATGGCAAAGATAATCCCATTCTGCACATAGTGCATTGATAAGATCTGCTCTTGTGTAATTCATCGGCGGATTTCAGATACAGCGGGGAGACCTTGATTGAACACAACATCAACAACTGCTTGAACTTTCTTGGCAGTGCTGATGCCAACACTGTCATAAGTGGGGATGCAAACTAGACCGAAAGTCTTAGAATTTGCACCCAAACGAATCACGCGACCAATGGATTGACTGATGCCAATGTAGTCCATGTTCCGCATGAAGATAACAGCTTCAAGACCATTCACATTGATACCCTCAGAAAGAATACTGTGGTGAATGACAACAAACTTGCGATCAGATTCTTTGCCCCAGGCATTGAGAGTCTCAAAGAATTGCTCACGATTGACTTTCTTACCATCAATGATTGCACCCGTCTTGGATGTGATCATCATCCAATGATAGTCACGCTCAACAAGATCGGCAACAAAGTTAGATTGAGAAATAAGACCCATAATCTGCTTCGTGGAACGAGCACAGATCAGAATCTTGTCCACTTTGTTGTCATCAATGGTTTCAATCAGATTGTCACCATCTTCAGCATACATGACCTTACGACCCTTGATAACATCAAGTTTCTTGACAACAACTTTAGGAGGAAGAATGTACCCATTTTCTACAAGCTCAGGTGCAGGAACATTTTCAAGAATCTGACCATAAACAGACCAATTCATGCCTGGTTTGTTAGGTGCCAGAGAATGTTTGGGAGTTGCGGTATAGAAATAACCACGATCAGCAGTTTCTGCAAAGAACTCAGTCGCAGGGTAAAAGTTCTTCTTTACGCTATTATGCGCTTCATCAAAGTAAATGGTATTCACCTCAATGTCTGCTTCTTGAATACGATGCAGAGAATTGTAAGTGGTGAAGATGATAACATTCTCACCACATGCACGAGCACAGTTTGCATAAAGGTGAATCTTCTCAGCATTTGTGGTGCTGGTGTAGTGTGTTTCACCGCTGTGAACATGCATCACATGCAAATATGGGTCACTATTGTTAGGATCAATGACCTCCATAAATTCACTGCAAAGCTGCTCTGCCAAAAGGATACGAGGAGCAACAATAACTGTAGTGGTGCCATTGTTGATAACATCGTAACGACGCTGAGTGTCAAGAATCATGGTAAGAGTTTTACCACCACCAGTCGGCACAATGATCTGACCTTTATCATATGCAAGCATACGATCTAAGATGCGTTGTTGATGCTTACGAAGGGAAATAGTCACAGTGGGTGGTTTGATACCTGAATAACATAATAGCACCCTTACAGACGATTGTAAAGGGTGCTGAGGACGCTTACACTATAGGAACGCTTTAGAGGGCCGGCCTCTACCTGGGTTCATATTCCTTTGCTGGTTTATTAATTCCTTTCACTAAATGGCGACGCAGTTTCTCACCTTGTCTACGAATCTGTCTTCTTTCTTCTCTGGTTTTTCCAGATGCTGGTTGTGGTTTATAATCTGGATTTACTTTCTTTGCAGTCTTTTTAGCAAGAAGTTTGGTTGCTTGTTTCTCAGCATCCTTAGATGTTGTCTTAGTTGTTGATGCTGTTCCACCAGACTTTCTTGCTGCTGCTCTTGCTTGCGCTGCTTTCCTTCTTTCAGCTTTTGCTGCTGCTAATTGTTTCTCTCTAGCAGATCCTCTTTCTTGTGTTGGTTGTTGTTCTCTCTCAGATCTTTTGCGTTGCTGTCCAATATCTTTTCTTGGTTTGTAATCCTTAGCGGGGACCATCTTGCCCCCGCCAGCAGCTTTCATTCTACGCTTTTCAGGTTCTGTTTTCTTACGCTCAGCACCGATTCTTCCACCCTCGCCAGTTCTCCTAATTTGAGAACGACCTTGGACTTCTTTATCATATACTTCAGTAATGAACTCCTGAAAAGTTTTCATCTGAGAAAAGAACTTACCTCCTTTTATTTAGATGCTCCAGATTTGTAGACCATATTATTTGCATACAGTTCTTTCACACGCTCTCGACGCATTGTGACCAATTCATCATATCGTCGCTGTTGCTCATTGGTGAATGTAAATGATTGTTTGCGCCAGATTTCACGCAGGTCTTGAAGTTGATACAGAATTTCAGAGGATTTCATATTAGTAGTCAATGTTGGAGTTAAGGTATTCTTTCATACTGAAGTCTTGTTCATCTTCGATTAGATCTTCCAGATCTTGATAAACATGGTCAAAATTGACCAATTCTTCAACTTGTTGTTCAGACAGGTAATAATCCATAAGATTGGTGATTACATTAGTGAAACACTTTAGAGGGCCGGCTTACTTAACTAGGATTTGAAAGTCTTTGCATCCCTCTTTCTTTTTGATAGTTTCCCAAAAGATTGCATCTTCAATTTTTAGAAATGTTGCCGAATGGTTCGCATAACCTTTCTTCTTTGGTTTCAGATACTTCACTTGGTACATCATTCCAATGCCTCAAAACTCCAGATACAATAAAAGCGTTAGTGACCATGTAACTAACAAATATAATGGTGCGTATGCCAGCAATAATATTTGCCTCTCTATCATTTCGTCCCTCTTTTCTCCCTAAAGCATAGCTCCACAATCTCCAATACTTAATCATATTTTATTGCAACCGTAAATCTATGTTTGTCTCTGAATGATGTTGCCCTATGCAACAATCGAGCATCAAACATCATCAATCTATTGGGAAGTGGCACCACTCCTTGTATATTTCCCTGCACATATATTTGGGTCTCTCCTCCATCATTTGGTTGCCAATTATACTGAGGATAGTATAAAAATGTCACACCACTATCTCCATCTGTGTGGAAATAAGGAACCTCTCTTGGTGCAAAACAGTTGATATACATTCTATAAAATGTTAATCCTTCAGGCACCAATGGTTGTGTTTTGGTATAAAACAATTCATAGATGTATTGTTCTTTTGGAATATCGTGAGTTACCCCTGTAGGTGGTGTGTGACCATCATCAGTTTCACCATATCTGTATGATGCTCCTTCACAATAATCAAGAACATCTTTTTGTTCATCTTCGCTCAAGAAGTTATCATAAACTCTAAGCATCTTCTGTTTCTCCATAACTCGTCACAGTAAGGTTAAATGAAAGGGTGACTCTTGGTTTATCTGGTGTCGGTGGATAAGATTTAACCTCATGATCCAAATAAGAGGGGAACATAATCAAATCACCTTCTTTAACTGGCGGACAATACTTTTCTGAATAGTTTGTAGAGTTCATATCAATAGAATGATACCTCGTCAAAGCTAAAGGGTCAGAAAATGTCAACGGCGAATGAATCTTTGGATCAAACGACAAGAAATGAACACAGGCAAAATGTGTAGGATTGATAGGATCTCCTACATGATTATGTGCTTCTTGATACTCACCATTACTGTAACTATTGTACCATATCTCATCAATTTTTACAGTAAATTTGTCATCAAAAAAACTTTTGATGACATTAAAATACTGTCTTTTTAACTCTGGATTTCCTGAAAGATGATTACTAATTTCATCACTATTGAAAGATGTAATAATGTTAGTTGTCAACCATCCTTCTGGAAGTTGACACTTTTTTTTAGTCTCTTCAACAAATGGCAAAATAATATTTTTTAATCTTTCATTATCTTCTACATGCCCTTTATAATAAGATATTGGATAAATTTCAATTCTTGTCATAATAATTATTGTGCGTCAGAGTATCTATATTCTTGCGATTTATACTGCTGAGTATCTAAGTCTTCTCTACGATTCCCGACATATTCCAATTCTTCCCAATACCAGTTCTGACATACAACTAGAATATGAATTTTTTTGTGCCTGTCATTTTTTGCATATTCGCAGTTTGGTTTATCTTTTACACCAACCTCAATACTGATACATTCATCACACTTAAAATATACCCACCCTTCATCAATATGACCATTGTGGTGCCATTTCACATAATCATCGACTTTGGGTATGTATTTCATAGAAAAGCTGCCATTAGTGGATTGAGATTTAACTGCATTGCAGAGTAAGGTCTGGTATCATTTATGTCTACCTGATCACCTTGCTTGGTGGCATTGATAGGCGCATGATAGCATCGTTTCTTTGTGTTGTAGAATCCCCAGATCGAGCGTGGAGGTGTATCAGTGTAAGAAAACTGACCATGATTGATAATCCAAATAGCAAGAAGATTTCGCTTGAACTCCGTAACTTCATAAGAGTAACCATTTGGTGGTTCATGAATAAAATCCAGTGGAAGCTCAATCATGTAGTGAATTGTTCAACAATACAAGATTCTACATCTTCTGCGAGAGCATATGTTGGTGCCTTAAGGATATTCTCTCGAAGACGATTGTAATAGTCGTCATTCAATCCACCATCCTCAGTAGCAATGATGTCAAAACATTCTTCATCATTTTCTGCAATAACATTCCAAATGCCACCATATTCAGAACGGGGAAATGGAATATAGTGATCGACGATGTATAGAAACTTTTGTGTCATTTTTTTGAATGAATTACCTTTCTAGTCTAACAGAATTAGATAAATTCAGCAATATAGTAATCAACTGTGATCTCTAGCTTTGCTGCTTCTTTTTCGCAATCAGCAATAAAATCATCAATCCATCGCTCAACTTGCATTTCTTGTCGTTCTTCGTTGTATTCAATCATGCCATCAGTGCTCCGTTGGGAATTTCTACAGGTTCAGGTGCTACCATATCTTCAAACTGGTGCATATCATATGCAAACCAATTACCATTGCGGAAGATATAGGAATACTCTTCATTATCGGAGAAAAATGCTTCTATGTCAACATCAAGGCGAGGAGGACAATCTTCACCGCGCTCAGAGTAATACTCAGGACCATATTTTTGACCATCGGGGCGATCTTTACCAAAGACAGTATCATTCCAGCAAGAAGACATGTCACCACCATCAATCAGTTCAGCAACTTTCTCTTTAGTGTTGTAGTGTGTTTCAAGAATCCGACCCAACCACTGAGGATAACCATCCCAATGATGATAAGCAGAGAGAATAGAACCGTCCTTAAGTTCGATGCCGATGCGGGAGCGGGTTGCCATTGTTGATTGCGTTCTTACATTAGAGGGACACTTTAGAGGGCCGGCTTTAACTTCTTATACAAGATAATCTTTTTGTTCTCTCCTGTGGGTTTCACAAACTTCTCTTTTAGTTTTTCATTATTGTCCCATTTCATTGAGGATGATTTGTGTGCGGGCAAACCAGCAGTTTCCCCAATAACTTCCCAATTATCTGCTTTGTATACAGCTCCAGTATTTCCACCAGCAACAAATGTCAGCAGATGGTGTAGATCATCACCATACTTATCTTTCCATACTTTTTGACATGAATTGCGAACAAGTTTTAAAATTTGTGTGCCTGCATTGGGAACTTTTTTCTTCAGACAAAATCTCCAGTTGTTAGCAAAGTTATTAAAAACCAAACGATATTCATCCTTACTCAAACCTACTTTTCTAAGCAAATCTTTTGGTGGTGGATATACTGACGACCCAAGTCCAATCATACCAATACACTCAGGAAGAGATCCCTCCTGAGTGTCATAAATCAACCAATCTATTCTTCTACCTACAGATGCTGCTGATGCAACATAACTGTGATATGTTTCGATAATATGTTTGACTTCTTGCTTTTGTTCTTTTGTAGTTACTAATTCGATAGAAATCATCAAAAAGTTTTGTAGATATGAAACATCAGACCATGATAACCAGATGTATATTTTTTACCAGAACCTTTCATTTGTAGATGAAACATTTTGTTTCCATTTGCATCAATAAAATGCAAAGTAGTTTCATTCATGATCCACTTTCCATTATACACCAGTTTTTCAAGATCTTCAACAGAATATACTTGAGTTTGAGTCGTAGGTTTATCAAACCAGATGAGATAATCAACAGGAGTATCACTCATGCCACGACGCACAATAACATCAAAAATATCAAGTTTGTGCTGGTTGAACCATTCAAGAGCCCAATCATTAGCACCATCATCAATTTGACTTTTGGTTAATCGATGTTGACGACTCTCTCCCTTGCTTACATCTTCTCCAGGGATTCCAAAGAATGAATCAAACCATACGCGAAGATCACCACCAATACTAAAGAACTCACACCAGCGTTCGGTAGATGTGAGATGACATTGTGTGTGATTTTTACTGACAGACTTTAGACTATAAGAAATGCCTGTCTCTTTGTTAATAATATCTTGCTTGGTTTTAGGTTTGCCATCAACAATATGACCAGCAACCTGAGTATTCAACCAATCACAAATACGCTGCTCGTTGATGTGTCCAATGCGTTTTGCTTCGGTTCCTGCTGTGACTTGTGCAGTGGTCATTTTGTGTGGCAATCTATTACAGAAACAATTTAGAGGGCCGGCCTTCAACCTCCATCAATTTGACATCCAACCATGGCACCACCTACGATACCAAGAGGGATTGCCCAGAGTCGTCCATCACCACGGGACGCAGCTGCACCGATGCCGCCTCCTGCAATACCACCAAGAATAGAACCCTCGATGCAAGAATTGTCATCTACATTATTAACAGGGCGATGATCGTGCCTACGATTATGTCTTGTATAATTGTGCCCACAAGGAATTTTGTGCCTCCTGTGCTTTACATATCCACCAACATATTGACCATGTTTGTTATAGTAACCAGGAATATATTCTTCAACATTCTCATAGCAATGAGATTCTTGAAAAACTCTTTCATTACCATACCTGTAACCATCAGCAAAAGCTGGGGTTGCGATGAAGAGACTTGAAAGTAGAATTGCAGGTAGTTTCATGGTTGTTTTCTCTATGTAGCCAATTTATCATTAAAAAAGGTGCTGGTCAAGCACCCTTGTGACTGTTATTCAAGTGGTTGCCCAGGACGCCACCTTTGTGATTCATTTTTTCTTGCTTGTTGCACAAGATATTCTGCAAATTCTTCCATCCTATCGGGATGAATTGCCCTGATGCCTGCATGTTCCACAGCAATTTTCATAGATTCAATGTGTTGCTCCTTGATTTTTTTCTCTTTAGGCAGCGTCATCAGTAGTCTCCTGGTGGATATGAGATCATTGTAACATGTGATCTAATCAATATCTATGAATTTAAGATTTTCTTTGGGATTGGTTTGCAATATTTAACACATGATTATGCACATTCAAATGGTTAAAGTAAAACTCAAATTTTCTATCAGAAACAACACTTGGTTTTTGTGAAAGTATTTCTTCATATGTTGCCATAAACATTGTAAAATAGTGCCAATGTGCTGGTGGAACATATTGTGGAGAAAGACACACGAAAATATAATCAAAATCGTAATCTTCAAACTCATAGTCTTGTTTCAACGATGTTGAATACTTATCTCCAAGTATTTTTTCGTTAAAAAAATCTCTATCTAAATTTGCGCTGTTTTTATTATAGATCCAAGTAAATGATTTTAATTTGTCATGCACATGAAGCCATGCACCCCAATTGCCTTCATTTACGGCATGATACTTTTTAAGACAATGTAATTCTTTTTCTAAATCTTCTGTATCCTCTTCTCTATCACCGATTTCGCCAATAAAACTACCATGAAGAACATCATCATGATGATCAATATTGATAAGTTCTATGTTACTTTCATTTCCAATCAAATATAGAATACTGTCATGATCATAACCAAAAAGAACTTCTGGTTTCTTTTTGTTTCTTGTAAGTGCTCTCAAAAAAGCACTGTAACAATACATTAGATTGGATTGATCTATGTAAAATTGATTCTCCTTGAAATGAGTAGATTCAAACAGTCTTTCCCATCTAATAGTTGGATTCTCATAATATTTTTCATGTTGATATAGTTCAATAGTTGGACCCATAATATAATCAAGGTCAATACTCAATACTTTACACATTGATCAACATTCATCAGGACTAAGATTATCGGCATCTAAAAGAGCCCTTTTATTATAATACTCAGTTTCTCTTAAATTATACTCTCGTTCCAAATCTTTTTGACTTGGAGTCATCATTCTTAAAAGTGCTTGTGCTTTTTCAAGTTCATATTGATGATGTTTAATATTTTCTTTGATCGTATTGGTGATGCGATCATAGATTTCTTTCGCGGATGCTTCATCAACATTAAGAGAATCATTTATCCACTCTTCAAGGTGTTCTAATGAATATTTTTTGTAATCAAAATCAAAATCAGCTTCACTCATTACAACACCCCTGTTTGTTAAATTTTTTGCGACATGCTTTGACTTCTTTCATTTCTGCTTTGATTGCTTGGTAAGCATCTTCAGGTGAGATTTTCTTTGCCATCTCCATGGCAGTAATCATTTCGACTCTGGTGCC